GAAGAAGGAACCGGCGACGGAACGCTGTCGATTGGCACGCTCGAAGGCCAGCACCTTGTTTCGTGGGGCGACTGGATCATCCAAGGCGTGAAGGGCGAACTGTACCCATGCAAGCCGGACATCTTCGCGGCGACGTATGAGGCGGCATAACGCATCTTAGGCGTCAATTTTGACGTATAAGATGACGCCCTGCTTCGGTAGGGCCAACACGCATGGCGACTGTGCTCGATGGCTCGGGCGCTGATTGGTGTGGTGCAAATAGAGTGCCGCAGTCGCCAGTCGTGTTGGTGAATGAACTGGCTAGTACAGCAGTGGCATCGAGTCCCAAAGTCGTAGGGTTAGCCGGAGGAAGGGACGCACTCCGAGCCGGAAATCAGCACCGGCCACCAACAACCTAATACAAGGAGAGTGAGAAATGACCACACTTAGACAAGCTGCTGAAATGGCACTGGAAGCATTGGGAAAAACAATGGGAGTATGGGGAGGTACTTGCGCTTGGCATAACGACGTAGAGAAAGCCATTACCACACTCAAGGAAGCCCTGGCCAGGCCAGATCAATTAGAGGATTGTAAAAAAATACTAATTGAGCGTACAACTTCTTTAACAAAAGCAAACTATCGATTAGAACAGCTTAATAAGCAAGAGCCTGTGGCCGTGGTTACTGAAGAAATGGAGTTTTCAAACTATCAAAGCACCAATACTGGCCGCTTAATCATTGTGCCAATTAAGGAAATGGCAAAAAGTGGGTTACAGAATGGTGATAAACTCTATCTACACCCCGCACCAATACCAGAAGGCGGGCAGCTTGCTATTGACCATTACGAGCGGGCGCTGAAAGCAGGCTGGCCAAATGGGGCTAAATGAGAAGTCTTTACCCATTGGAATGAAGCAAGAAAAGCCTTGCTCACCTTATCCGTTGGGTGGCCTCTTGATAAAGCGGGGAGTGCCATCGCGTACCGTGTTATCAAAGAGGTCGATCCCTACGCTGCATTGAAAGTGGCAGAGGCAGACCCCAATAAAGAGATCGCAATCAGGGGGCATGAAGCCACGCTGGGGTGGCATAGCGGTAAGTATTGGCAGTTCGACCGTCCTGTTGAGGACTACGTTATCCGCGATAAACCAAGGAAGTTGAAGCTGTACGCTTACAGGTACGGTGGCTGTAAGGATATTTTCTATAAGACTGAAGAGACGTATTTTTCCAACAGTTGGACTCGTGAATACGAGAAGGACATGGAAGTGGAGGTATAGGATATGTATTTCTGTAATAAGTGCGGGTATGTGGGGGTCGTTGGCCCGAGTCATCTAGTACCGAAGACTACGCATGCGTGCGCCTACCACGCAGCCTTCAAGGAGGACACCATGCCAACTGCTATTTTCACCCAGCCTCCTAACTGTGCCGACTGCCGCTTCCATGAATCTTGGGGATCACCCGAAGATTGCTATCACTGGATGTGTATCAACCCTCTGCTAGGCCCTTTGATTGCCCCCAGTACGAATAGCGCGGTACGATGCAATGAGACGAGGGAATTTGCTTTTGCTTGTGGCATTGAAGGTAGGTGGTTCAAGCCAAAAACATAGGAGTAGGTATGAATCGGGTATGGGTGATTGGTGACTTGCACTTTGGTCATAAAAAAGCGGCAGAATTCAGGGGGTTCACTACGCTAGTCGACCACGACGCTATACTAGCTGCTATGTGGAATGCTGTCGTACGCCCCAAGGATACCGTATGGGTACTAGGGGACGTAGCCTTTGGCGATAAGAAAAACTCATTGCAGATTCTGCAGACCATGCACGGCGATAAGCGTCTAGTAATGGGCAACCACGATACTGCAGACACTCAACTATATCTACAGCACTTCTCCAGGGTTTACGGGTCTCAGTGTGTCAAGAACCTTTTGCTAACGCACATGCCCGTGCACACGAACCAGCTAGCCCGGTTCGGCTACAATGTACACGGGCACATGCACTATGACTGTGTGCAGGACAACTTTGCACGGTACTATTTTTGCGCTTCTGCGGAGCGTATCGCCTTCACGCCAATGCTTCTGGATGACATAAAATACAAATTGCACTCAAGTTCAGCGTAGGGGGTAGCATGCGTAGGGCACGAAAGGGCGAATACGTTTGCCACTGCCACGCATACAGTTTCCCACATAGGTTTGGTGGCGGTAGGTGTCGTGGTTTCCCTATTGTTGAGGAACAGTGGGCGTCCCACTACGGCACGGGCCTTTGCGCGGAGTGCAACGCGCTTGCCGTTGTGGATGGTATATCATGTTGTCAGGTTATTGAGGGGCAAGAAAAAGTAGTAGTATGCCCAGCATGGCAGGATTTCGTTTTGTCTAACGAGGTTAGGCTTTTAGGTGAATATTGGCGTAACCTACGGGTGTAGGAGGTAGGTATGGATGACGTGGTATACGCGCCGGCTATTCAGGCGGAAATCGAAGAAAATATGGTCTTGGTGCAGCAAGTCGTAGGGCACCCGCACCACATTGTGGAAGAGGCGCTTGCCCACTCTAATGATGGGGCGGACGCCGCTGCCGCTAATACGTGGGTGCATAAGCTAGTTACTGAGCACATTAACACCCCACTGTCCGGCAAGCTTGCCTGCAAAGATAAATGTAGCCACTGTTGCTATCAAGCGGTGTCCATCAATAGTTGGGAGGCCCGTAGGATCAACTCTTTTCTGAAGAAAACTACGGTTGTCGTGGACTTCGTACCCGACGCGGACTATGTTCAAGAGGCAGATGACCTGGGGATATCTGCTTTTTTGGCATCCAGGGAGAAGTTCATCGGTAAGGCGTGCCCGTTCCTAGATGCAGAAAGCCGTTGTACGATATACCCAGTGCGCCCGCTAGAATGTCGTTTGCTTTACAACATTAGCAATACCTCATCTCTCTGCACGGACCCCGTTGGGCACACTCCCGCAGTAAACTTTGGGGAGTTGCACAATTTTGTGTTGGCGGTAAATTGGGGGAAGGAAACTTTCGCAGACATCCGCGATTTTTTTCCTACAGTCAAAATGATTAAGGAGCAGTGATGGACGTTACCACGCAACACGCAAGCCGGCATAGCGAGAAAGAGTTTTCGGACAAGCTGACCACATTTGTGGATTCAGGGGCCGGCGTCATCCACGTCCGTGCGGCAGAGGTATTGCGCGCCGCCTATGCGGTTCGCAAGCAAGCGGTCATTGATGGTGCGTCCGTCAAAGAGTGGGATGTTGTCAACGGCTTCCGCGACTTCACAGTGGAGAATATCAGCTACCCATTGGTCAAGGGGGATGACAACATTGACTTCACGAACGCGCTGTTTGAACCTTTGCGCATGCTGCAAGCGGATTTGACCAGTGGGGCAGGGGATAACGTCCGTTACTTCATCTACGTGGGTGCGCAGGAATTTCTTGAAAACAATCCTCAAGCCGCACACCTGTTGCTTACCTATTGCCATGTCCTCCCGTCTGTAAATATTGTCGTTGTGCTAATCACTCCGGACAAGCCTCTTCCGGCTGGCGTAGATGAGACCATTATGTCCATTAGGCTGGACACACCGGGGTTGTCCGAGCTTAAAGATTCTCTAGCCGACATCGTAGACAACGTGGAGGGCGCAGTAGAACTGGATGACGACGAGGTCAACCGTGTCTGCTATGTCGGGGCGGGTATGACTAAAAGCCACTTTGAGACGTATGCCGCTCTCTCCATTATTGAAGCGGCGCGGGAGGGGGATGGTGAGGTAACGGCGGACAGTATCATCAAAGGTGTTACGGTTGGCAAAACCGAAGTGGTCAATTCCACGGACATTCTTGAACTGTATCCGACTACCAGTATTGCGGATGTTGGCGGTTTGCAGAATCTCAAGCGGTGGATTCGGGACCGGCGCGGTTGCTACTCAGACGCAGCTAAGGATTTTGGGGTTGCCCCGCCGAAGGGCATCGTTCTCGTTGGTGTGCCAGGAACTGGTAAGAGTCTTGTAGCTAAGGCTATGGCCTCGGAGCTTGGGGTGCCCCTTGTCCGCCTGGATATGGGTAGGGTGTTCAATTCTCTGGTCGGAGCGTCGGAGCAACGTATGCGCACCGCCCTGCGGCAAGTTGAATTGATGTCGCCAGCCGCGCTACTTGTTGATGAGATTGACAAGGGGCTTGGCGGCATTGGGGGTAGCGGGGATAGCGGTGTCAGTAGTCGAGTGCTAGGTACGCTTCTCACTTGGTTGCAAGACTCCAATTATCCTGTGTTTACCATTGCCACGGCTAACAACATCAATGGGTTGCCACCGGAGATGCTTCGTCGTGGTCGCTTCGACGCTATCTTCGCTACTACGCTACCCTCGCCGGAGGAACGTAGAGAGGTGTTGAGTATCCACCTCAAGCGTAGGGGTAGGGACATCAAGGCGTATCCGCGTAAGGATGTGGAAGCGGTTCTAGCGGCGTCGGAAGGGTATGTACCCGCAGAAGTCGAGTCGGCGGTAAAAGACGCACTAGTCGCCGCGTTTAACCAAGGTGATGAGCTTACTATGCAACACGTAGTAGACGCTCTTCGCAGCATGGTTCCGCTATCTAAGACCTACGCTGCGCAGATTAAGGCAATGATGGATTGGGCGGCGGCTAATGCTACTCCGGCAGGTTTCGACCCGTTGCAAGCGAATGCAAAGGCAACTAAGAAAGTGGCGGAGACCGGTACGCGGGTAATGCGGCGGCGCCCTACGCACTAGGAGGATGTATGGTTACGGTACCAGTTGTAACTGGCGGGGGTAAACTTAACTACAAGCATCGGTCATATACAATGTCCGTGTTTGTCGTAGAGCCCCCTTTTACTCGGGTGTTTGCAAACAAGCATCCGAACGCGGTGCGTAATGGCGGATGGATAGACGACACAAGGTACGATGTCATACGTGGCGGATTGTTCCATAACAACCTGTCGTTCCCGGAAAATACGGTTATCATGGTACAAATGTCCGCCTCGGTTGGAGGCGCACGGGTGGCGGACGCTGCGGTTTTCTACGCCATTCGTGATAAAGCACCGGTCGTGCGAGTAAATGCGCGGATAGTTGTACCTGCTGGGTTCCAGCCACCTAGTAATACAGGGCTTTTCTATGGACACGCGGATAGGCTATCGCTGGATGACTTGTTGGCTAGGGGTATTCAACCTAGCGCGGTATTTGTCGCAGCGCATACGGATGCCGAGGAAATCTCTGAACTTTTCGATATGGAGGAGCTTCTGGCAGCGGTCGCCCCACCGCCCGTGATTATGACCGTAGAAAATAGAGAGGGGCAAAAAGTGACTATCTCCGCGCCGGCTGTTGTGCGCAGAATGCGCATTCGTCGTAACATCTCTTAAAGGAGTAATGATGTCTCACACAACCAGTATTACGGATATCGTGTTTTCCGATATTGAGGCGCTCACCGCCGCTGTTGCGGAGTTGCGCAGTAAAGGGGTAGCGATCACCTTGGAAAAAGGTGGTACACCTCGTGCGTACTTCACTAACCAAACCGGCATGGGGGAAGCGGCCTACGTCTTGCGGTTGGCTACTTCCAAGTATGACGTTGGCTTGTATCGTAACGCAGAAAAAGGCGGGTACGAGGCGCGTACTGATCTCTTTATGGGGGAGGTGGCCAGGGTGCTTGGGGTTACCCAGACTAAAGGGGTCTCCATTGAACGCGCCGCGCTTGGTAAGCTGTATCAAACCTACGCGGTCCATGCGGCTACGCGGCAGGCCATCAAGAAGGGGTACACCGTCAACCGTATTAACGCACCTGACGGCACCGTAAAACTCGTGGTAGGGGGTATGTAATGAAACAGATTGTTATCACCATTACACCGGATGGCACATCCACTGTGGACGCGCAGGGGTTCAAGGGTAAAGGCTGCGCAGACGCTTCCGAACAGATCGAAATTGCCTTGGGTGGGGTTGGTACGAAAAAGAAGGTTAAAAAGCCTGAGTATTTCGCGCCGGCTGGTTCAAGTACAAACAAAAACAAACTCACGTTTTAGGGGTTACGTATGTCCGAGCTAGTCATCAATATCAGTGGGGAGGGCTGCGTAGAGAGTCTATACTCCGAAGCATTTGACCTTTCGTTTCTCGGAGAAAAGACAGTGCGTAGGCAGTGTGACATTACCTTTCGGGCGGATACGCAATGCTGGGATATTGAGTACATCAAGGAGGACGGTACTCGGATGCCCACCCCGTTGAAAGGGTTCACTTCTTATAAGAAGGCGCAAGCCCTTGAGGTTGCGTGGTTGAATGATTGCCGGGTCGTTGGCGTATCCCCGGTATCTCAAGATGGTAATGTCCTAGCTGAAATGATCCTTGAGTTTAAGGGCCAGGAAAAACCTCAAGAGTTGTGACAACTATTCACCGTATTGCCTTGAAAATGTTGCGAATTTGACACACCTAACCAGGGTAGGGTACACTACCGATGTCGTTGACTTTGGCCTAGTCAATGATGTTTTCGGGTAGGTAAGACTCTCTTGTGGGTGTGTCCAGTAGCGTAGACGCACCCCTCCGCCCGCCAGGGCAACCCGTACCCGCCAAGGCGTTTACGTTATGCAGGTTAGGCCCCTGCGGGTCACACCCACAAGAGGGTTTTATCATGTCGTCGGTTTTCTACATCGCTAAAGGTTTTTACGCACTACGCGAAGGGGCGTACGGTCTCTTGCGCGTGTACGGCACCGATGCGTTTGGATTTCGCGCGACAATTCTTGGCTCCCTGGAAGGGTTTCACTCCCAATCAGATGCACGGCTCGTAGTCAGAGAATGGACGCGCCTATGCACCGTGGAAGGAGTGGCACCTTTTTCCCGCGAGGGTATCGCACTATGCCGCCGCGCCCGCATGCAGTCTCGCGCGGTATCTCAACCGATGAGGAAAGTAGCGTAGGATAAAGAAAGGTAGTGCCGTGGATAATAGGCAAAAAAAATGCCCGACACCGGAGGAGACGGTATCGGGCACAGGCATCGTCATGGAAGTGATTTGCCGCCCCGTTAAGGGACGGGCAGACTATAGCAAGTTCATACCGGTTCTGCAAGAAGTTTCTGGATACTCTTTTGACGAGTTCACCACGAAGCTACTGCAGCGCAAAAAGTTTTTATTTGATGACTGGCTCAAGACCGCAACCGCCTTCAAGTTCATCACGAAACTAGAACACCGGGTACTAGCGTTTCTTAGTGAACGCACACTTAGGTACGGTAAGACCGCAGAAATCGTAACCCGCGCCCAGTTCTTGGGAGGGTTCATTCATAACGGCCGCATGGAAGTCGGCCCCGCTGTAAGCAACACCCGCCAGTGGTATCAAGCTATCCACTCGTTAGTGGAAAAAGGCTTCGTGCGTACCACGGCTATCACAGATGGGGTGCGCCATTACCATACCGTGTACACCCTGGTTATCGACGCTATGCTTAGCCTTCAAGGAGTCCTTGAGATGTCGAAATTAAAAGTGTCAAAAAAGTATCACGCACACGAGCCAACCCCAGGTAAAAATGACACTACCCTCCCCCCCGCACCCCAGTGTCAAAATGCACTACTAAATAAAAGAATAAAGAACGAAATAACTGAAACAACTACAGCATGCGCGCGCACGCGCACGAGAGTAAGGAGAGTACGTGGTAGGGCGAATGCACTTGAATGCAAACAGGAAGCGCGGCAAAACATCCTAGCCGCCGTGGATCGCGCTCAGGCGCGAGTGGCAGAGCGCAGAGAGCGCAAAGCTCGGAAGAATATTAATGACCCCAAGACCATCACTATGTCCTCGCTGAACGCGGTATGGCAAAAGGTCATGATTGAGTCTTACGGCAACGCAGTTAACGCTATAGGCTTGACCATGCGTGAGTTTGGGGTGTTCAAGTCGGTAATCAAGGGCCACCACATCACTTTCTCGTGGGAGGACTTCTTGCGATGGTGTGTTACCTCCTGGCGATTCATAGCCAACGATCAACGGGAGAGGCAAGCGTACGCCATGAAGATGGCGGGCAAGACTGACAAAGGTATCCAGGGGCTACCGATCAACCCGTCTCTATCAGACATAGTTAAGCGGTTCGCTATGTTTGCAAAACGCTATACTGGCTCCACCTACCTTGGGGCACCTACGGGGGACGTACAGCTTGAGAAGGCGGCGTTGCATGCTCTGGAAGAACGGGCTACACGCGCGGAGCGCGAGCTTGTGCAGGCGCAAGGGACTATCAAGCGGCTGCAGTTGGTACACACGACTACCGCCAAGACGCAGGCCGCACCACTGGGGCGCGTAAAATCAGACAAGGACATTTTTGTAGACGACGAGTTGTACGACTGGCCTATGGAGGGGTAGCACTATGTTGGTACAAGGCGAAGCATCTGACCATCTTATATCCGTAGCACTACGGCGTGCGGGGGTTAAGCAAAGCGCGTGGGGTAATACGCTACCCCTTTTGAAACAGGATACGCTACGGGCGTTTATCGTTAGCGGGGACTACCTAAATAGTGTTGCGTACATTCATGCGGCGTCGTCAAAGGACACGGATGTGTATGCGTACCTTGCGGCGATGGAAACTTTTGCAAAGGAGATGGTACTAAGCAAGGTCAAGGTGTTTCTATGTGACTACGCAGAGCTATCCTCCTTGTTGACGCGCGAGTCGGAGTTCTTGACGGAAACACAGTCGCAGTTGCGTGACGCTAACATGATCATTGTTCGTGACTTTGTGGACGTCACCCGCACCGTGGATAAGGACAGCATGGCATTCATAACCGCATGGCTGCTACGTTGTTTCGCTTCGGGGGTGGCTATCGCGCTTGGTGGTAACGTGCCATTGACCAGGGCTGGTGACCTCTTCTACATGAATAGTGTGATGCGCCTAGCGGGCACTTCCGTTTCTTTTCCCATAGCGCGTACTACAGGTAAGTAATAGGAGTAGTGGCATGCCAGAGGTGATTATTGACGGTGTACGGTACGCCCCTATTAACCAGCAGGTGGCTACGGAAGCCAGGTTTTACTACATGCATGATGGGCACTACTTCACCCGCTTGAAGGGCAATACGCTGGACGAGGTGATAGCGCACGCAGACACCGTGGAATCGGGGGAATGCGGTAGCTATGGGATGCTTTGCCCAGTTATTGTCATGGCCTGTGACAAAGAGTTGCGGCGGGTGGGTCCGCCAGCCCACTCATATGGCCCTAACGATGAGCAGGGTAGATGGGGTATCGGCAAGGTTGCTTGGCGGGAGGCGGTTGAGGCGGACCCAGACATTATGCGGCTACTGGCGCAGGTGGGCGGGCATACCGAGAATAAGAAAGGTGGACCCGGTGAGTGATGGTCTAAAATTGTTGGCGGCTATTGTTGATAACGGCAGCGTGTCGGCACTACGTGAGTTGGATGAGGCATTACTACTTGAAGATGAACGACGCGCACTGGCTTACATCCGGCAGCATTACCGTAGATATCGTGCTTTGCCAGATATTCGTACAGTAGAGACGGATGTAGCATTACGAATTCCTGACCCAACCGAGCCACCTGCATACTACTTGCAGAAGATTCGTGACCGCCACCTATATGAGCAGATGCGGGATGGGTACACGCGGTTAAAGACTTGCCTTCGTAATTATGATATGGGCGCAGCAAGGGAGGTCATAGACCTACTCAGCACTGCCACGAGGCATGCTACTACCGGGAGGGACTTGTTGACGTTAGGGGAGTCTACGTCGCTGGTTGTTGACGCTTATGACGTGGCCCACCAGAACCCAGGTATATCGGGTATCCCTACGGGTTGGGGCCGGTTTGACAATATTACCGGGGGGTACCAGAAGGCGGACTTGATAACCTGGGTTGGTAGGCCCAGTATGGGGAAAACGACACTGCTACTTTCCCAGGCGTGGCAGGCATGGATGGCTGGGTACAGCGTGCTATGCGTAACGATGGAGATGTCTATCGAGCAGATAACGCGGAGGATGCTGGCACTGCCTACAGGTATAAACCCCAGTCTTATTCGGCGCGGTATGTTGTCTGTGTATGCGGAGGAGCGGCTGCGTAACGTCATTGAGTCGCTATCCGGTACGTCTCGTTTCCACATGTTTTCTGGCGGTTTGAAAAAGAAGACTTCGGACGTTGAGCTATTAGCGCAGGAGTACACGCCAGACATCGTACTTTGTGACGGGGTTTACTTGATGCAGCCTTCGGCCAGAAAAAGTATGTCCAAGGTGGAGAGGGCTTCCGACCTGTTTGATGAGTTGAAGCAAATGACGTTGACGCAAAACGTGCCACTGGTAGTCACCAGTCAGTTCAATAGGCAGGCTGGCAAGAAGGGCAAGGACGGTAGCTTGGAGAACATCGCATACACAGACGCTATCAGTACACACTCATCCATTGTGGTTGCCATAAACTCACATGACGACGGGGACAACAAACGGTTACTGACTTTCTTGAAGGGGCGTGAGGGGGAGTCCGGGGCTGTCGGTATCAATTACATTTTCACCCCACCTGACTTTAGTGAGCTAGCCGCAGATGACCCGCAACTGGCTACAGGGTCGTCACAGGGGCTAGACTGGATGGTGGGCAGGTAGTGTCAAGGAGAAGAGCATGGGCGTACTGACCGTAGCGGACACTAGCCATTTGCTCACGTTCGATGAGCAGCAGTGGATAAAGGATCACCCCTTCGACGTACGGGCCGTCAGGGTCAAAAAGCTATGCGTTAAGGTAGTGGCTTTGGAGGATGCTTTGGCTTCCGCAAGGGACGAATTGGATATGCTTGTGTCAAGCATGGACGAAAGGATGGCGAAGTAATGGATAGGGATAGGTGTATTGGCTGCCCGCTTGATGGAGTTGTGGAGCCAACCCCCGCCATACTAAGGGGGAGTGCACGGTTCTTAGTGGTTACGGATACCCCCACGGAGGCCGCTGCTAGGAGGGGGCTACTCCTAAGCCGTAATTCCGCAGAGGTGTTCGCGGCAGGCATGGCGGCGGCGGGGTTTCAGCCTGATGATTTTTCCTACGTGGCGCAGATTCGTTGCTGCTTTGATGAGGGGACGTACACCACCACCGACCGCAAGTTGATTGCACGCAAGTGCAGAGAGCACTTGGTTGACGATATTGTGGCGTCCAGACCGGAAGTTATTATGCCGCTTGGCGCTTCCGCTGCGAGTCAGGTTGCCGGGAGGGCGGTCAAGATAACTAAAGTGAAGGGGGTTGCCTCTCACAACGAGGAGCACGAGTGCATGGTTTTACCGTTGCTCAGCCCTGGGCAGGTTGTCATGTACCCACAGCATACTGGCGCGTTCAACGCTGATTGCATAAGCCTCAAGCGGCTCGTTGATAGTGAGTACAACGTCAAAGCGGCCAGCGAGTCCATGTTGGGGGACTACGAGTTGATCGACGATCTTCAGTTCCTGATAGACATGGAGCCGACGATTATCGCTTTCGACACGGAGAACACTGGTTTAGATTACTTCCACCGTGGCACCCATGATGTTCGTGAGTACGTACCTGATATTCATACTTCGGCAAACTTTGATCCACACGCCGCAATACTCACCATGCAGTTCTGCGTTGAGCCGGGGAAGGCATACCTCCTACCGTGGGACCATCCGGAAGCCCCCCAGACTAAGAGGTCTAAAGCACGGTTAAAGCGGCAGTTGGCGCAGCTATTGTGTCGCAAGAATATCAGGGTTATTGGGCAAAACCTGAAGTACGATGTCACGTACTTGTATCATCAAACTGGCATTCGACTGAAGATCGGCGGGGACACACTTATGCTGGCCGCGCAGGTTGATGAAAACCTGCAGAACAAGAACCTCGACGCCCTTGTTAAAATTTACGTGCCAGAGTTGGCTGGCTACGCAGACCACTTCAATGCTACGGTTGATAAGTCCCGTATGTGGGAGCAGCCGCTAAGCAGGTTAGTAGGGTATGGCGCGGGGGACGCGGATGCGGCATTGCGGGTCTACAAGGCTTTGATCAAGATAGTGCAGGCCGATAAGGGGATGCTGGCTAACTATAGGCACGTGTCACTGCCAGGGCTCAACGCTTTCGCCTCCATGGAACTACGCGGTGTGCCCGTGGACTATGAAGCTCTTCTTGAATTTGAAAAGGTAATGGCTGCGTCTGTGGCAGAGCAAGAGGCGAGTTTGTTACGGCAGGTACCAAACTCTATCAAGCGGTTGCACGTGGACAAAGGGGCAAAGAAAGGGGAGTCAGGGTGCAAATTCAGCCGGTCGGCCTTTGTGCAGGACATCTTGTTTAAGCATCCTGACGGTTTCAAGCTGACCCCAAAGGTGTTCACGAAGACTACAGAGCGTCTTGAGCCCGCGTTTCGTGTACCTAGCACATCTTCTAAAGACCACCTCCCATATTTCTTTGATGAGTGCCCGTTTACTCAAGAGCTAGCTACCTACGTCAAAGATGAGCGGTTGCTAAATACGAGCGTTCGTGGCTTCAAGAACAAGTACATTTTCGATGACTTGGTACGCTCTATCTACTCGTTGTGGACGGCAGTTACTGGTAGGTCGGCGTCGGAACGCCCAAACGGGCAGAATTACCCTAAGAGGGGCAAGACGGCCAAAGCATACCGGAGAATCTTTATTGCTCCCGAGGGGTACTTTGTTCTGGAGGCTGACTTGTCACAGGCGGAGTTACGGATCGCGGCGGATATGTCGCGCGACCCGGTCATGTGCCGCATCTATCAAGAGGCGGGGGACATTCATACGGCAACCGCGCTCATCATTATGGGGGTTACTGCAGAGGAGTTTGCAGCACTGCCAAAAGAGGTTAGGTCTGACTTCCGTACTAAGGCGAAGGCTACGAATTTCGGATTTTGCCATTTGTATACGGATGCGGTACTATGTCTTCGTGACGGAAAAGTCACTGAGGTCCAGATACAGCATGTTGAGGATAGTGATCTGGTTTGGGATGGTATCGAGTGGGTGGCACACGATGGAAAAGTCTATCAAGGCGAGCGAGAGTGTATGTGGTATGACGGGTACGCCGGAACCCCTGACCACGAGTGCTTCGTGCAGGAGGATACGAAGATTGCGCTCGCGGAAGCCGCAAGACTTGGCTTACCAATACTCCGTACAGGAAGGGGAGGCCAGCCTATTAGCCTCACAAAAGGGCTTTTTGCTAGAGCGGGGGAAGGCAAAGCGGTTATCAGGGAAGAACTTGGTGTTCTGGACTGGGTGCCCGGTATGCGGAGAGTGGCGGTGGCGGTCAAAGCAGCATTTGAAAAAGTCCGGGTGTCGTTGTCGGGGCATGGGTGTGTGGATAAACGACCCACGCCGCAAGATGCTGGGGTACAGGTACGATTCAATGGTTCAGCGTTGCGAACGGTGGACGCACAGGAGTTCGCAGGAATACAAGGGGAGAGGGATCAAGGTGCTGTTTCCGACCAGAGCGTCCTTTATCAAGTGGGCGCTGGATACGTGGCCGGACCAGAGCTTCAAAGGGGTGGAGTTCGACAGGAAAGACAACGACGGCCCCTATGCCCCAGGCAACCTGCGGCTGGCGACCTCGAAGGAGAACAAGAGGAACACGCGGGTAGTACTACACAAGGTGACGTTCCGTGGACAGGAGATGTACCTCTCGGACTTCATAGATGCCTATTCCCCCTACACTTCGCGGAGGACGTACACGCTGGTAGTGGAGAGGGGGATGAGTGCCGAGGAGGTAGTACAGCAGGCTATAGAGGCGGTGAAGCACCCGACCGGAAAATGGGAAGGGCTCTGGGTACGCTTGCGCGATTTACTACCAGAGTACGTAGCTGGGGTGCGACCCTTGCACGCCGTGTCTTATCGTGGAAAGCTGTTGACTATGTCAGAGTTCAGGCAGGCTACGGGGTGCACCTATGCTCCTCTATATCTAGCGCAGTTGTGTACCTCCATGAGCGGGGAGGCTATCCTAGCAAGGCGAAAGCCATAGGGGCGCTATACCGCAGGTACCGTACTGGGGAAGCGGTGGTATCGCCCACGGGTAGGATATGGATGACTTTAGGCGTGCACCCAACTTACGATCTTATGAACGCAGGGCCACGCCGCAGGTTTACGGTTGACGGAAGGCTGGTATCCAACTGCTACGGCATGTGGTGGCGGAAGTTTGTCGGCTATGCCAAGACTCAGTATGGTGTTGAGTTCACGGATAGGCAGGCGGAGAAGTTGCGTAGTGACTTCTTCAAGAAGTATGCCAAGCTGGTTACGTGGCACGAGCAGATGAAAGCCTTTGCACGTAAGCACAAGTTTGTACGGTCTTACTCTGGTCGGATACGGCATCTTCCAATGATTGATTCCGATGATGACGGTATCCGCCAGGAAGCTGAGAGGCAGGCGGTCAACAGTCCGGTGCAGGGGTTTGGTTCGGACTTGGGGATCATGACGTTGGGGCGGTTGAATGAAGAGGTGGACGACCGTTACTTAGCCCCTATCGCCTTCGTGCACGACGCTATCTACGCGCTTGTACCCAAGAAGCATCTACTATGGGGGGCTAGGACGTTGAAATGGTACATGGAGTCCAACCCTATTTACGAGTGGTTTGGTACGGACATGAAGGTACCGATTGTGGCCGATGTATCATTCGGTAGGAACTTCGGCGACACCTATGAGATGACAGGGTTAACGCTGGATGATTCTGACGAGTACGACTTCTCCAAGTTTTGGGATGCGGAGAAAGAGAGTGGGATTATCGTGCCAACACAATCGGCCCCGCCTAATAACGGGGCGTTGACCTTTCCGGTGTACACAGTATGGGAACCTTGAATGTAGATAGCCCTAGCATGCGCAGGATTTTGTCGGTGCTAGAAAAGCATGGCGATTTAGACGCGGAGGACATCGCGCTTGAGGCGCACGTTAGCCAGAACTCCTTGAGTAGTGGTGGCTACTTACGATACCTAATACTCCAGGGGAAAATACACATAGCTGCGTATAGGCGTAACTTTGTAGGGTCTGCGTCTCCGATTTACAGGCTTGGGCCAGGGAAGCCGGCCAAGAAGCCACGAGCGTACACAGATGCTGAGAAGTCTAAACGGTGGCGTATGCGCACCGGATACCGCAGTAAAGGTAAAGGGTTTCTGGTAGGGGTAGTATTGAATGCGATAGCCGATGGGGCTAGGAAAACTGGTAAATAGGAGGCGGTATGACCAGGGTTATGAGAGTTCGTGGTAAGGCTGGCGGTGACAACGCGGAGCGTGATCTTGTAGCTACATTGCACTCGATTGCAACCGCTACGCGGGAGGTGGCTGCGCTCAATAAGCAGATTGAGGAAGAGACCAAGTCTCTGTACCTCTTGATGAAAGCGCGCAAGGTGACAGAAGTGGAGGACACGCTGGCGACGGCGGCTGTGGTTATTCCAGCAGGTCGCGGGTCTACGTGGATTGACCCTCACAAGTTTCGTGAGGCGGTTCCGGACGACAAGGAGTTTTTCGCCGCGATCACCGTAGGCGTTACCGCTGCCAAACAGGTTCTTGGGCAGAAAGAGATTGACGCTATTTCCGTCAAAACGCCTGCAGTTAAAGGCGAGGAAACCGTAAAGATCACCATGAAGAAGTAACCACACTATGGACCGCGACAGCGTTAAGGAGTTTCTACGTGCACTAGGGGTGGGCTCCAATGATTTGGTGGACCACCCTAAATGGGTAGGGCTGCATTGTTTGCTAGCGCGGTGGACCCACGAAGGTGGGGTGGACAGAACCCCTAGTGCGGGGGTATCGGTAAGCGACGATACAAGTAAGTATAACTGCTTTACATGCGGTGCTAGGTCGTTGGAGAGTTTGCTGCGTGAGCTTGAGAAGTACACGGGCGAGAGTTACCGTGAACTTAGGGAAGAGGTACGCGATGGTGAGTTTTTTGGCGGCGTACTGCCGGAATGGGGGCAGCTTAGCGTTCCTTCCCTAGTTTTACCTACCCCACTCGATACCACGCAGTTCCGTGATATCTACGACTTGGTAACGGCGCACCCCTATTTACAAGGTGAGCGAGGGATACACAAGCGAACTGCTCGTTGGCTGGAGTTGCGAATTGACCCTAGCGACAGTCAAGGCGCAGAGCGGATTTTGTTCCCAGTCCATACACCTAGTGGTGATTTTGTGGGGTTTACGGGTAGAGCGGTGCGTAAGGACGTGCAGCCGAAGGTTCGTGACTACCATGGTCTTGTTAAAGAAGCGTGCCTACTGGGGTCGCATCTGCGGGCAAAAGGGGATCAGCAGATCGTTATTGTTGAAGGGCCTTTTGACTATGCGAAGGTAGTACAGGCGGGATTTTACTGCGTTGCGGTACTGCACTCAGGGCTTACCGATATTCAGGTATCCTTGTTGAGAGAAATAGGGTTGCCGGTGGTACTGATGTACGACAACGATGTAGCTGGGCGTAAAGGAACTAAAGTGGCCCTACAAAAGCTGGCAGGGAGTTTACCCGTTAGTGTTGTTGAGTACCCTACCGACGCTACTTGGTCGGGGGCGGACCCAGGAAGCTGCGATGAGTCTGAGGTTCAAGCGTTAATAGCGGACGCGGAGCCAGCATGAAAAAGAAGAAAGCGTGTAGGTTGCCCGAGGGGGCGCGGCATGGTACACTCCCTACGGTCTACAAAAATGTAGACGGGTTCGATGGGAGCGAGTTCAAAGTAGCGTATGCGCTGCTACACCCGCTCTTAAACGGGAAGCCAGTAGTCCTCAAAGTTGATGACGGTAGGCTACCTAAGCGCAGTAGAGTTCGTGTAGTTCGTTTGTTCCTAACCCCTTTGGCGTCTTTTGGTCTTGCGGGAGAGGGTATTGTTGCTGGGCTTGAAACGTATGGATGCGAGGTGTTTGATCCGTCCACGGTGACACGTATGTCGTTTCTACGTCTAGGGCTTAGCGTTAGGCTATCCGCTGCGATAGCGCGTGAGTTAAACGTATTGTTTAAGAAAGGTGGGAAAAATGGTACAACGTAGCAAAGGCCATCCAGCGTTCTATCGTGGCGAGGAAGGTAGACGCCGTGCGGAGGATGAACTGGTAAAGGATAAGCAGCGGCAGGCGGCGCGCAAAGAGGCGCAGAACGCTCCTTTCCGGTTTCGCTTGTCCCCGGATTCGTCCACACAGTTTATCGTGGTTGATGACGCACCTGATTTCTTCCGCTTTGAGCACAACTTGAAAAACCCGGCGACGGGGTTTTGGGATACGTTCACCGGATGTGTCAGCGAATGGGATAATTGCCCTGTATGTGAGGCGGCGGGCAAGGAACCGTATTACGCGATGTACCTGACGGTCATCGACCTTACCCCGTTCACTACCAAGGACGGTACGGAACACGAGTTCAGCCGTAAGTTGCTTGTAATCAAACCGGCGCAGCAGAAGAAGTTTCATCGTCTCTACAATAAGTTTGCGGCGGACGGTCTGTCCCTGCGAGGCGCGTTGTTTGAGGTAACGCGAGACACTGATAAAGACTCGGCTATCGGTAACGAGATTGAGTACATCGAGCACGTGTCTGAGGAGGAGCTTGCTGACTACGTGCGTGAGTGGACCGACCGTGACAAGAAGCGGCATACCGAAAATTGCTCCGAGCCATATGACTACGAAAAGCTATTTGAGGCCCCCGATACCGAGAAGCTACGGGCTATAGTTGGTGGCCGTCCTACCCCAGGCAGCCGGCAGCATGACCGCGCCGCCCTTTCTGATGATGGGGATGACGAGTCCGCTCCGCGTAGCCGTAGGCCCACCGCCAGGGGCGGGGACGACTGGCAGAAGCCCGCTGCGGGTGAGCGTATGGCCCCACGGCGCGGTGCGCGCAAGGAGGAGCCCGAGGATGATGCGGACGACACCCCAGCGCCGCGTGCGGCGCGTAGCCATCGTGGAGCCGCAGATGACGATGCCCCACCGGCTCGCACCACTACCCCCCGTCCAGGAGCAGCGCGGGCGGCATCTCGTGGGCGTACGGAAGACGACGACCCTCCTTTTGATACGGACGATGAGCCCACGGCCTCCAGTGCGCGTGCCCGTCGCTTGTCCCGTAGATAACATACATGGCTAGTTTTGTACCACGGGCGCTTGTTGGTGGCGGGGTGCGAATCCCGCTATCGGCGGTGCCTAATCCACGTGTGCTAAAGCGCAACCTCACGGCCCAGCAATGGGTCATGGGGGAGGAGGGGACAATAGATGTTCCCGCCTATGAAGTGGAGAGAGCTTACATAACCGTGCCGCGAGCATTCGGTTTGCACTTGATTGCAGAAATGGGGTTGGACTACGACGACGCTAGATCGGATGGGGCTCACCGTGTTTACCCAAAAGCTATAAAGCACGAAGGGCAGTACGCCTATCAGGAATCCTTTGTGGCACAAATGGTGTCGGCAGCCGCTAGGTATGGGGATTTTTTAGCGGAGGCGGCTACGGGCATGGGTAAGTGTCTGGCTAAGGGCACGCCAGTATTACTGTACGACGGTACCGTAAAGCGTGTGGAACACGTACGGGTAGGTGACCTTCTCATGGGTCCAGCCTCTACTGCGAGGCGGGTGCGTTCACTAGCCCATGGGTACGACGATATGTACGCAGTCGTACCTACAAAAGGGGATACGTATGTAGTAAACAGTAGCCATATTCTCAGCCTACGCATTACTGGATTGGGGCGTGGCAAGCGGGTTTTAGCCGGTGACGGCAACATGTACACCAGTGGCGATCTTGTAAACATATCTATTTCCGACTACATGGCTTCGTCTAAATTCTTTAGGCATGTAGCTAAGGGTTGGCGTGTTGGTGTGGAGTTTGGTAGTGGTGTGGCACTTCCGCTTCCCCCATATTTTCTTGGTACATGGCTGGGGGACGGCACATCCAGCAGTACCGCCATAACCACAGCGGACGTAGAGATTCTACAGGCGTGGCAGGCTGTAGCTAGGACGTATGGCCTTGCCCTAGTGGAGGATGGAGGAAACGTGGGGTCCGCAGCGCGTACTTATCGGCTGTCCTCTATGACTAGGGAAAGCGGCAGTAACGCCGTATCCGCCGCGCTACGCGCTCTCGGCGTACTGAAGAATAAACATGTTCCAGACGAGTACCGTACAGCTAGTAGACAGGAGCGACTAGAGCTTCTCGCCGGAATACTAGATACCGATGGTTGTGCATCTTGTGGCTGCTACGATTATGTAACTGTGTCTAGTCGTTTGGCAGAGGATGTAGTGTTTCTTGTGCGTTCGTTAGGGTTGGCGGCGTATAGGCATGTGTGCCAAAAGACGTGTACTAGCACAGGGGCTACTGGAACTTACTATCGTGTTTGTATTTCAGGCGACACGGCTATTATTCCTTGCCGTCTTCCTCGTCGTCAGGTCACATCGCGTAGGCAGAAAAAAAACCAGCTAATCACAGGCATAACGGTATCCCCTGTGGGACGCGGAGAGTATTTCGGGTTTACGCTAGACGGAGACGGATTGTTTCTACTAGGAGACTTTACTGTTACGCATAACACGGAGATGGCGCTATCTATGATTCAGCGTTTAGGAAGGACTGCCCTAATTGTTGTGGATCAGGAGAACTTGCTAACGCAGTGGCTGGAGAGGGCTAAGAGTAGTCTAGGGCTCACGGATAAGCAGATAGGCATAGTGCAAGGCAGCACGTGTGCCTACGAGGGTAAGCACCTAGTAATTGCTATGATGCAGAGCCTGTCGCAGCGTAGGTACGAGATGCCTCTGTACGACTGGCCCGGTATCGTTGTATTTGATGAGTGTCATACTGCGGGAGCGCCCACCTTTTCTAAAGTAATGCTGCAGTTTTCTGCCCGTGTGCGGGTCGGAGTTTCCGCCACTATTGATCGTAGAGACGCTTTACAAAAGTTGATTCATTGGAACCTGGGAGAGGTACGCGCCTCGCTCAAGCAAGCGCACTCCCGTTCCTACGTCTACTATGTAGAGTCACCAACGGTTTATAGCTGGTACGCAACGATAAGCCCTAAGACGGGGCGGATTATTGAGGAGGTATCTTCCGATCCAGTACGTAACCGCATGCTGGTCCAGGCTATACAATGGCTGTACGAAACTGGTAGGGATACCCTAGTAGTTAGCGACCGTATTGAACAGTTGGAAGCGCTCCGCAGCATGCTTCATTATTCTGGAGTACCTGCAGAGGACACCGGGCTTTATTGCGGCTACAGGACTGTCTGGCAGTACGAGAAAGACCCTACCCCAAAACGTAAACCGGACGGCTACGAGAAGGGCACCGAGTACACGCCGATAGTGTTTAAGGCCAGTCGTAAGCGTGTGTCGAAGGCTGAGTTGGAAAAGGTAAAAAAAACGGCCAAAGTTCTTTTTGCCACATACGGTATGATGGCAAAAGGGGTGGACGTACCTCGACTATCCGGAGGCATAGATTGTACGCACCGGACGAAGGCGCAGCAGGTACACGGGCGGGTTTTACGGCATGTTGACGGTAAGCTGGTCCCGGTGTGGATAACCGTAAGAGATATAAATTGTTATAGGCTAGAGCATCAGTTTTTGCAGCGACTGGATGAATATAGCGAAGACAATGCCGAGGTTTATCAGTTTGATCTGGAAAGCGAGGCAGTAAGGAAAGTCAGTCTGCCATCGTTGAAGAAGGACATTCGTGAGAATATCAAGGAGTTAAAATGCCTGAAGACCGTAGCACACGCAGACGGCGGGTACGTGCTAGTGAGCCCGTAGTCAGCGCACCTCTCAAGCATTACCGTAAGGAGCATCCGTTGGAGCCAAAAACACCTGACGTAGTCTACGGGGGGCGGCTTAGGGTACTACATGTGCCTAGCGTGACCGGTGTGGACGCGGCTATTTCCGCGTCACTACATAGTTTTTCTTTGTCAGAGGCCGCCGATGCGCTAGGCCGCTCTTTGATTACGTTCCGTAAGTGGGTATCGCAGAATCTAGTACCGGGTCCGATATTCGCCGACGTTACAAAAGGCAACTTTTGCTACACGGCACCGGAAATTACCGCTATCGCGGAGGGGTTGTCTTCGCATGAGCGCGACTTTGTATATCTTGGCGTAGCACACCATCGCAGTATCGCAGTGATCCGTAGGGCGGTGGAGGCGGCGAGGCTAGCTGTTCTTCGTGATAATGGTTTCATTGAGTAAAAGGGGTACGTGATATGGCTGAAGACTACAACACTGTTAGCGACGCATGGGACGAGTTTGAAAGATCGTGTCTTTCGGAGGCCCCGCCTTTTCAGATCAAGGAGATGAAGAAGTCCTTCTATATGGGCGCGGCTTCGGTGTTGGGGCTCATGTACAGGGTGGCGGCGGAGGATGACCTTAGCGAAGAGGCCACTTCTGCCTTGTTTTTCTCTTGGCGCGAGGAATGCGATATGTACGTAGCGGGGATCGTTAGCGACGTGACATCTTGCTCAGGGGGCCACAATGCCTGAGCGTAGAGTTCGTAAACGTGAGGTAGAGGAATCCGTTGAGCAGGCCACGGTATCGGTGTACCGTACGATTGTCGGGGCTGACGAGGAAACCAAAGAAGTCATTCACGTGCGTAAGTTTGTAACGGAGCCGGCGTACGTGAGGGTAAATGCGGGGGTCACCATTAACCTTGGTGATTACCAGTCCATGCGCATCGACGTTTCCGTGTCCGTCCCTTGCTACGCAGAGGAGATCGCTCAGGTAGAACGCGAGGTAGCGGACTTTGTGGCAGTGCGGTTAGCTGATGAGCAGAAAGAGTATGGCGTGAGCCTGATGGATAAGGGGTGAGTTATGGCCGGTGTAAAAAGGGTACGCAGAGGTCGGGTGGATGCCGGTAGTAGTGATAACGAGATTGCCGGCACGCTAAGCGAGATACGTAAGCGGTTCGGGGATAACACGGTTACACCAGGGTCTAGCGTTGTGCAACCAGACCGGATCAGCACTGGTGTTTTTATGTTGGATTTTTGCTTGTTGGGTGGTATCCCTATGAGCAGGGCCAGCATGATCGTGGGCGAGAAGCACGCAGGTAAAAGCTTGCTGGCCTGCAAGATCGCCGCAGGGGCGCAAGAGCGCTACCCGGATCAGCAAGTTGTCTACGTAGATGTGGAGGGCACGCTGGATACGGTTTGGGCGGCGAAGCTAGGGGTAGACCTAGACAGTCTTCTGGTAGTGCAACCGGAGACTGGAGAGTCCGCTATAGACATGACGGATGCCTTGATCCACACCAAAGAGGTATCGCTGGTTGTCATTGACTCGATTGCTGCGCTAGCCCCGATGAAGGAAATTGAGGACTCAGCCGAGGATGCACATGTCGGCTTGCAGGCTCGGTTGGTGGGCGGGATGATCCGCAAGGCTACCTCGGGCATGATTGCCGAGCGCAAGCGGTCCCATGACGTAGCCTTACTTTTTATCAACCAGTACCGCACCAAGATCGGCGGGTACTCTCCGTATGGTGAGGCTAAATCTATACCGGGCGGCAAGGCGTTGGAGTTCTCTACGTCCGTGCAGATTGTTGTCAAGAATAAAGAGAACTCCGGTAAGGATGACCGTGGCGTTGACGCGGTGTCGGAGAACGAACATACATTTCAGATAACGAAGAACAAGCTGAATGCCGGGGTACGTGCCGGGGAGTTTCGTGTGCGTCGGATGCCCCACGCAGAGTACGGGCTAGACGAAGGGGCTATTGACGATGCCAGCACAATGCTAGCCTTCGCCAAAAAGTTCGGGGTCTACACAGGGGGCGGTAGTTCGTGGACGTTAGAGTTTTGGGATGAGTCCAGAAAGTTCAAAGGGATGAATGACGCGATCATTAGTTTGTACGAAGACCCTGATCTACGGATGGCGCTACGTAACTACCTTATATATGAGCAGGCGAAGAGTCTTAGCATGCCCGACGATTTTCTTGAGAGGTTCCTATGACCCGTGAAAGTTTTTTGAACCGCGACAAGCGGAAGGGTACGGCTTCGCATAGACGTGCGCCTAAGCAAGAAAAATACCTAGCTAAGCGATTGGGTGGGCGCACCACTATCGCGTCTGGGTCCAAGGGGGAGAAGGGGGACGTACGGGTGCAGGGTGTTGTCCGTATAGAGGCCAAAACTACGAAGAATAAAAGTTTCTCTGTAACCCGCGATATGGTGAGGAAGATTGAAGAGGCGGCGCTTGCCTCTGATGAATTGCCAGTTATTGTTATTGAGTTCAATGATGGCAATGGTAAACCCGAGATGGAACTGGCTATAATGCCGATGTATGCCTTAGCAAGTTTGTTGGCATAATTGCACGCAAATTCAAATCGGAGTAGTCCATGTCAAGTCGGGTACGTAGGTCCAACAAGTCTGTAACCTCACTGTTGTCTGCACGTGTAGCGAGGGCACGCGGGGTCACTAGGGAGTCCGAAGAGGTACCTAAGCTATTGGCCAGTCGCGCGGGAGTAGTAGACCTTGACCTAGAAGAGGTTGAGGAAATGTTCACTCAAAGCTGGTCCCGTATTCCAAGGGTTACGAACCCTCCCAGACCGGGCCTGTACTTGCACGTTTCTGACTTGCTTGGTAAGTGTCTACGCAAGAGCGTGCTCGCGGATAAGGTGAAGATGCCTATGCCGGTGGAGCAGCTATCCGATGGGGTTGCGCTGACGTTCCATATTGGGGATGCGGTGCATAACTTTGTCAAGGCACGCGCGGCGGTGGGCAGAGGAGAGCATTTATACGGTGATTGGGAATGCAGGTGCGGCAAGCTACACGTCACACATACGCTGTACCCAGAGGCGGCGGAGCAGGTATGCGAAACCTGCGGGACGCCGGCAAATCGGTATCGGGAGCTTAACATCCTCAACGATGAGTTGATGGTAACCGGGTCGCCCGACATGCTGTTTTACTATAAGAGGCACGACGCATTATTGCCGGTGGAAATCAAGTCTATCAGTCATGATGAGTGGAAAGAGTTGAGTAGACCAAAGCCAGACCATTTACTGCAGGTTTTGTTCTATTGGTACTTGCTTCGGGAGTCCGGTCGCAGGGTACTACCATCGGTTGTTGTCTTATACGTTACAAAAGGGTACGTGTTCGGGTCACCGTACAAGACTTTTGTACTGGACGCCCCCTCAGTAGAAGGGCGGCTTGCTCCGTACATCGCGGAGGCGAAAGCGCGTAAGGTTGCCGTGGAGGCCGGGGTGGTTCCGGCTAGAACCTTATGCTCCTCTCCGGAAGCTACAGACGCTAAAAAGTGTCATTTGGTTGCAGCGTGTTTTAGCAGGGCTTACCCATGAGCGGCGCTGTAGTTGGGATTGATCCCTCCTTGAATAGCCTGGGCATTGCTTATCGTAGGGCCGATGGCGAGGTATACGCTACTTGTATCGGCGCGGGGAAGAGCGTACGTGGGGCGGCGCGCCTAGTGTCTCTCCGGGACTCCGTTATGTACCACGTACGCCACGTAGTCTTTCCGCAACCGTCGCTAGTAGTTCTGGAGGGGTATGCTATGGGCTTCGGGGCTAGGAATAGCAGCGCAATCACTGGGATGGCAGAGCTTGGCGGTATTTTGCGTGTAGCCTTGTACGAGGCAGGGATTAGGGTTATGATTGTTCCGCCTACAGTTCTAAAGATGTTTGTTACGGGTAAGGGTAACGCGGACAAAGAAGCAGTGTCCACAGCACTCACAAATGAATTCAAGTTCAAATTTTCAAAGAGCGATCAGTACGACGCCGCTGGTTTGCTCATGATGGGCGAAGCGCAGTTAAACAAACGGCTTTTGCCTAGAGATGCGCGTCACGCTAAGCGGCGGGCTATGCAGGGATGCACTTTTTTGTAGAACGCGCTTGCATCGGTCGGACTGGTAGGGATATGATTCTCTTGTAGTTCGGTTGGGTTTAATTTTTCAAATTTTGAAAGGTACGGAATCATGGCAAAAGGTAAACCGCAAGCCCCCGCTTTTGAAGTGGGCGACGTTGTCAACTTCCTGGGTTATAGCGAGGAAGTCCCCGAGGAAGATCAGAATCTGGTAGTCGGCCAGTCTTACACGGTGGTCGATATTGACGCCGAGAACGAATCGGTGATTGTCGAGATCGACAACCCCGATTTCAACCCCAAGAAGAAGGAATCCGAGGATAACTCTCGCACCCTTCAGGTTGACGTGTTCTTTGACGAAGTGGCGCTCGCCGAAGAGGATGTGCCCGAGGAGGCCCCCAAGGCTAGGGCCAAGGCCAAACCCGCCGCCGTGAAAGCTGTGGACAAGACGGCGGCAAAGCCCACCGCCAAGGCCAAGCAGGCTGCGCCGGAGGATGATGCCGAGGATGAACCCGAGGAGGAACCTGAAGAAGCGCCCAAGGCCAAGGCTAAGCCGGTCAAGGCAACGACCAAACCTGCCGCCAAGGCAACTACCAAGCCGGTAGCGAAGGGCAAGACCACCACCAAGGCTGCCGTAAAGTCCAAGGGCAAGGCCAAGGCCGCGCCTGCCGAGAAGGAAGAGGTTGATCCGTACCCGGCCCTGGCCGAGGAGGATGGGGAAATCCTGGAACTCATCGAGGGCGTGGACGGTGAAGAACTCATCGAACTGGCCCGCGAGGTTGCCGAGGACTCCGCCGCCGTGGACTACAAGCTGGGGGGTATCCTCTACCACCTCCGCCTTGGTAAGGCGTATCAAGAGGCCGGCAAGGAGTACACGGAGAAGGGCGGTTTTGGCCTGTTCATCAAGGACAAGCTGAATATCGAGTACCGCAAGGCGATGTACCTTATCGACATCTACTACAAGTTCAACTTGTTCGGTATCGACGCCGAGAAGGTACGTGAGCTTGGCTGGACGAAGTGCTCCCGTATCGCTTCGGTCATGACCGAGCACAACGCGGATGAACTCATCGAGCTTGCCGAGGAGTCCACGCTGGCCGATCTCTCCGATACCATCAAGGAGACCTACAGCAAGACCTCCGTGGCGACCGGCGAGAAGCGCAAGAAGATCACCTTCAAGTTCCGCTTGTGGGAAGATCAGGCTGATGCTGTGAAGGGCATCCTTGAGGGGGTCACCGAGCAGATGGGTTTCAAAGACCCTGCCGAGGCTTTCGAGCACATCGTTGTCGAGTGGGCCGCAGAGCACTACGAGCCGGCCAAGAAGTCCAAGGCCAAGACACGTGCCGCCGCTACCGGCAAAGCCCCCGCCCAGGCACGGGCTTAATCGCCCGCGCTTTCTACAGGCGCACGGTGTAAGGCGGGGCCTATAAAGCCCCGCCTTTTTTTATACTTGCAAGGAGTGCTGCAACCATGACAACTCGCCGACGCGCGGCTAATAGAGTCGCACTGGAGTACCGTGATATACACAGCCTTACGGACTACTCTCGTAACCCGAGGGACAACACAAAGGCGGTTGCTGCGGTGGCTAACTCCATTCGGCAATTTGGATTTCTTGTCCCGGTCGTAGTAGACGCGGACAACGTCATTGTGGCGGGGCATACCAGAGTAGCCGCAGCCAAGACCCTCAACATGGATGAGGTTCCGGTTATCGTAGCCTCTCACCTTACAGAAACCCAGTTAGCCGCTTTCCGGCTCGTGGACAACAAGGTTAGCGAACTATCGAGTTGGGACTTCGACCTACTAGCTGGGGAACTCAGTACGCTATCAGAGTCCGGGCTACTTATGACCGATTTTGGTTGGACGCAGGAAGAGCTTAGCTGTTTTGGCGCTCTTGTCAGTAGCGACTGCCTTAGTACCGATACCCTTGTAGATGAGAATGCGCGTAACCGTATTAACAACCTGCAGCGTAGGGCACCAGCTACCGCCCGGTATGTACTTGGGGAGCTAACTTTCTTTACTTCCGCGTCGGATTACCGTAGGTGGGTTGACGGTATCCGCGCCCTACATGACTATGATGAGACCGCGATTATCGCAGACATCAAGCAGCGGCTCGGGATCGTGGAAGCTAACGTAGAGGCCACCAGCAGGGTACGTAGAACGCGGCGGGCAGCCCCTACCGCATAATGCACGCAAGTTCAAAGGGTCCACATGGTCACGAACGTACCACTATCCTCTCTGTTTCCGGACACCAGTAACCCGCGTAAACCAGACCCCGCTAGGCTCGGGCTGCTTCGCATGTCGCTGGCCAAGATGGGTTTTATTTCACCTTTGTACGCTACAAAGAGCGGCATGCTGTTGTCAGGGCACCAGCGCTTCCGGGTGGCGGGGGAGCTTGGTATAACCCATGTGCCCGTCGTCACCGTAGACGTTAAGGAGAAAGACATCAAGGGGATTAACTTGGTGTTTAACAGAGCAACTAATGACTTGATTGCTTTTGATACCGGATCACAGGTAAACAAGCGGTTGAACATTGAGACGGTGATTGACGAGGCAGACGCCCTGCCGGATTTCGTAGGCGAGGAGTGGTATGCACTCAAGTGCAAAGACATGATCATCCCACGGAAGTCGCTACCTCCTGAGAAGTACGATAAGAAAGCGGTGAACCTAGCAGGGGTCGTAGCGAACATGGGGGTACAGATTCCAGCCGTCATCTCCGAGTCAGGGGAGGTTGTAAACGGAGTGTTCAGGTTGTTTGCCGCACTGGAGGCGGGGAAGCGTAGATGGCCCATGATTGTTGTACCGGACAACATAGCGGCGGTGGCACGGGACTTCCTTAACTACCTCTCCATGGATTTCTCAGTTGATGAAGATTTCGCTAGGCTGTTGCGATACTCCGCTTACCGCAGGCCGCAGAATAATCGCGGCAATGTGCCGAAGGCTTACCGCTTCTGGGCGAATGGGGGGCGCACCCTACTAGATAGGGATTCCTACAGTACCAAATACTGGCAGCACTTTAGGGATATCCATGGTAGCTCGGTAGTGGACTTCGGGGCTGGGCTGTGCAAGGTAAAGCCCTTCTTGGAAGAACGAGGTATGGCCTGTTCCGAGTTTGAGCCTTACCGTATTGACCCGAGCCTGGACAACGGTGTTCCTAGCCCTGACTACTCCAAGCATAAGGCCAAAGAGTTCTTGGATGAGATCGCGGACGGTCGTAAGTTCTCGTCTATCTTCATGGCTTCGGTGCTTAACAGCATCCCGTTCGCTAAGGACAGGTTGGTGGCCTTAGCGGTAGTGCACGCTCTGTGCGACAAGGACACCGTGGTTTACGGAACCTGCAGGGACATGTCCGATTTCAACTATGAGTATGGTGGTATCCGTAATGCCAACTACTTTGTGTTTGACTCGGAGCCAGGGGTACGTTTGGGGGACTACGCGAGGAACCCGAAGATTCAGAAGTTTGAGACGCAGGACACGGCTGACGCCATGTTTAAGCGCTTCTGGCTGAAAAGGGACTATAATCCCGGTGGCAACGTGTTTTACTTCCGGCTGGGTGCTCCTATGGGGGTGAACCCGGTAGCTTTAGGGCAGGCGTTAGAGCATGAGTTCAACCTTCCCTACGCGGACGGTACTACGATGGGGCTGGCGCAGCATGCCAAGAAGTGTTTCGGTAAGCGACTTGGACTGAGGTTAAAATAGGAGACGGTAGCATGGGGCAGCTAGAGCTAGATGAGGACATGTTGGAGTTGCTGTACTTGGAGTTTGTGGCGCAGCGGGCGGACGAGTCCTTTCCTGATGAACGCGAGGTGTTCAAGCGCAAGATGCGCCACTTCGCCAGGAATGGGCTGAAGTACCCACCGGCTACGGGGCTCACTATCGTGCCCGGAAAGGTGAAACAGTCATGACCATCGAAGAGACTAGTTGGGGGCACTCTCACTACCCGAAGAATCCGGACAAGTTTGTGTTTGACGAGGAAGTTGCCAAGGCATTCGACAACATGGCGGCGCGCTCCATACCGAACTACCTACCCGCCCACGCATTGCACGCCTCGTTAGTAACCCCAGCCTTGCAGGGGCTACAAGAACATTTTGTAGTGTACGACGTAGGGGCCTCACGCGGTGAGTTCTTCAAAAGCATCTGTCGTCATGTCCGTGTGGACGAGTCGGTCGGCCATCCTCTGTTTAACTTCGTGGCTATAGATACGTCTGATCCAATGCTCAATCTGCTACACCGCGATATGCCGTGGGTAAAGACCCTCGTTGCCGACGCGGCTGACCTGCAAGACTTTGCGCAGCCGGCAGACGTAATCAACATGAGCTACCTGCTACAGTTCGTAGAAACACGGGTAGCGCGTCTACTAATCTTGGCCTGGGCTTACCGCAACCTAAAGCCGGGCGGGTACTTGCTGCTGGGGCAGAAGAACAAGGTTTCTGATTCGTTTAATGAACTGTTCACTAACAGGTACATCCAGTTTCGTCTCGACCACGGTTACACCCTTGAGGAGGTTATGGCTAAGACTGCGGCATTGAAGAATAGCATGTGGCCGTTGGGGGTGCCGGAGATGGAGGATATGTGCTACGACGTTGGCTTCATAGATTATATGGAGACCTCCCGCTGGTTACAGTTCTCTACGAGTATCGCCCTCAAGGGCTGAGAGGTATATATGATGGCTGCAGACACCGACGACCCTGTTGTTGGTAGACGACTCCGTAGGCACCGTAGCGGGTTTGCCTTTTCATCCTCTTCGCTATCGCAGTCAACCGCTACGGAGGGGGCGGACCCTAATGAGTTGGTGGAGGCACACGCTGTTTCGTTACCTGTGCCTACCCGTCCCACGGTAGACACACCGCCTACCCCAAGTACGCCGTCTGGAAATGCAGACGAGTTCAATCCACGTGGGCGTATGGAGCAGGTACGGCAGCGGGCCAGTCAGTACGAACGGGAGTATCGGCTTGGGCTCCTGCACCGCATGATGATGCGGAATATCCCGCTTGACCAGATTGCGGCAGATTTGAATATTTCAATCTCCCAGGTGTATCGAGACCGTGAAGAACTTCGCAGGCGACTGCGTGAGGAGGCGCGTAGCCTGGACATTGAGGAGTTGATCGGAGATAGCAAGGGCTTCTATGAGGAAGCGGCAGCACTGTCGTTACGGGCGGCGTCGATGCCTAGCACACCATTACCTATGAAGCTTGCCGCTATCCGTACAGGGCTGGCCGCGAAGAACGACATGCATAGGATGTTCCAGACAGCAGGGGTATACGACGTTCTTCGATTCCGCGCGGCGAAGGATGGCACTACGGGTAGTGACGTTCGGGCGTTGATGGATCGTACAGAGCGGTTGCTATCCGGGGAGGATGGGCTAAGTCTTTCTGATAGAGAGGCGGATAGTGGTAGTGAAGAGAACATAGAATTATGAGAGTTCATAGGGCTAGATCGGGGCGTACCCCCATGCCTGGGGTGGCCCCCGGTGTGACAGAGCGTGCTAGGGTTTTGGTACAGAGCGCCTACGAGGCTATCGCTTCCTGTGAAAACAAGATGTTCGGGGAGATGTACGCGGAGGCGCTGCGGCGCAGGGTGTATGAAAACGATCCATACCTATTCAACTTCATGAAGTCCCTAGAGCAGGCTCCTGTAGGTATTGAGGAGTTCCTTGATAGTCCGGAGTTTCTTGGTGCTACCGATATCGTTCTATGGCCGGAGGTTCGTAAAGCGGTAATCGAGATTAACAAGAATTGGTGGAAGGGGCCGGCTAGCGCCTACAGTCAGGCATTGCTTCTAGGAGCCACAGGTAGTGGAAAGTGTTTGGCTAGAGGTACACCGGTTATGCGCTATGACGGTAGCGTCGTAGCCGTAGAGGATATACGCGTCGGTGATTTGCTAATGGGTCCGGATTCTACCCCGCGTAAGGTACTCTCATTGAGCAGAGGTGAGGAGGAGATGTTTAGAGTTACGCCGCGCAAAGGCGATAGCTATACAGTCAATAAAAGTCACATACTGAGTCTAAAAGTGACTTCTATGGGAAGGTCGCGTGGCAGGGAGCGGTGCGTACGCGATAGTCTGGGTAATCGGTATTGGGCTGGTGACATTGTTGACATATCTGTAGCAGACTACTTAGCGTCGTCGGCTACGTTCAGGCATGTAACCAAAGGCTGGCGTGTTGGCGTAGACTTTTTGCAATCGAGTGCACTTGAGCTTGACCCATACTACGTAGGTCTATGGCTTGGTGACGGCACCAGCAAAGATATATCTATCACCACGGACGACCCCGAGATCGTTGCGTATCTTCGCGGGTACGCTAGAGCTAAAGGTCTATGGATGTCAGACTATACGTATGGAGATAGGTGCCGTACTGTATCGCTGGCGGCTACCATGGCCGGTGGCTACAATCCAGTAAGAGCGGCTATGCAGCGTGTGGGTTTGTCCCTTGGTCAAAAGTTCATACCTAAATCCTTTCTTACGGCATCGCGTGAGGACCGGCTTCTACTATTGGCCGGCTTGGTCGATAGTGACGGGCATCTGTCGTGCGGTGGGTACGAGATAACTACCAAGCACTTGCGCTTGCGCGATGACATACTATTTTTGGCAAGGTCTTTAGGATTTGCTGCGTACTCTTCTGAGTCGTATAAAACGTCGCAGAACGGCAATGGCGGGTATTACCATCGCATTTTTATATCAGGCGACATCAGCACTGTCCCTGTTATTCTAGACCGTAAGCGGGCCTCTGCGCGTAAGCAGCGTAAGGATGTACTTTCTGTAGGATTGTCCGTAGAGAGCGTAGGGGTTGGTGAGTATTTCGGGTTCACTATAGATGGTGATCGTCGCTTTTTGTTAGGCGACTTTACTGTTACACACAATACTGAGATAGCTAAGACAACTACGTTATACCAGTTATACCTACTATCGTGTGTTAGTACCCCGCAGGCTTTGTACGGCCTTCCACAAAGTACATCTATTGTGTTCGCCATTATGGCGGCTAAGCCCCATGTAACCAAAAAGGTTATTTATATGCCGCTGCGTAAAGCGGTGGAGACGATACCCTATTTTCAAAAGCACCTACGGCCAGACCGGCTGGTAGAGTCAGAGATGATATTTCCGTCAAAAAACATTCGGGTAACTCCTGGTGGTTCTGACGCGGACACGATTCTCGGGGAGGCCATCATAGGTGGAATTATTGACGAAGTGAACTTCATGAATGTGGTTCTCAAGTCAAAGCGGGCGGAGGTGTCTACGGGCAGGGCAGGGGTGTACGATCAGGCGCAGTCAATACACAGTGCAATGACTCGACGCAAGAAGGGGCGTTTTGTTTATCGCGGCCCGCAGATAGGTGTGATATGCGTTTCTTCATCCACCCGGTATAAAGGCGATTTCACAGATAAGTTGAAGTTGCGGGCGATTCGTGACAAGGACCAGACTATCTATATCTACGATAAGAAGCAGTATGAAGTGAGGCCACAAGACGGCTACTGCGGGGAGAAGTTCAAGGTACTGGTCGGGAATGAGGTGTTGAACGACACCCGTATTTTGAAACCTGATGAGAAGGTGGCCGAAGGGGCGTTGGTTCTGGAAATTCCTATCGAGTACCTACCAGACTTTCGTACAGACATATTCGGTGCGCTCAGGGACGTATGCGGTATTTCCACCAGTTCCATCAGCCCGTTCTACCGTAGGCCGTTTAAGATTCAAGAGGCTATTGATCGTGGACGTGAGGCGGGGCTTGAATCCTTTTTGGAGAAGGATAACGTCGTCCTTGGTGTGGATGACATGCCCCGCGTGAAGATGGGGCATTACTGCCAAAACCCGTCCAGACCAAGGTATGTGCACATTGACTTGTCCGTTACCGGCGACTCAGCGGGGATCGGAATGGCTAGATATGATGGTATGGTGGACGTTGAACGGGCTAACGGCATCGTTGAAAAGCTACCAAAAGTGACCATTGAGCTTGCCTGTTCGATTAAACCGGACCCCAATAATGAAATCCAGTTCGCTGAAATTCGTGCGTGGATCAAGAGGCTCAAGGACGTGTACGGGTACCCTATAAAGGCGGTTACCTACGACGGTATCTTTTCAACTGAGTCCATTCAGGCATGGCGCAGGATGGGGATGAAGACTGGGCATCTATCGGTGGACCGTACGTCGATACCGTGCAAGCAATTTCGTGATGCCTTGTACGATGGTCGGGTTGACATGTATGAGCAGGAGGTGCTGCAGCGGGAGATGGAACTGCTTGAGTACAATGAGGTAACAGATAAGGTAGACCACTTACCCTCCGAGTCCAAAGATGTGCATGACGGGGTGGTCGGGGCGTACACCTCTTTGTTGCAGCGGCGCGCCTCGTGGCAAAGTGTGGCCATGGATGACCAATCTGATGAGGACAATAAGCGGGCCGAACTTGGAGATCGGTTTGACGGGGGGGATCGCAGGTAGGCTGGCGGAAGTAAACTATGGGTATGTTGTACGGGTTGCACGCAAGTGCATTTTTTATAAAAGGGGATAGGCATGGTCGATATGTTGTTTACGTTTTTGGTTGCGTACGTGGCGATGGGGATGGTGAAGGCAATGCTGGTACTGCCGAGCCTACCTTCGGTCTGCGCGGTCTACAGTCGGTACCATAAAAGGAAAAGGCACGCGCTTGTATGGTTTTTGGTTCTTTTGCCTACCACCATCGGGGCCACTATGGTTATGTGGCCCATCCTCGCCGCCACGGAAGGGTTGGCCTTTTTTACCATGTACCGGCGTTGGGGGGTGATGCGGGAGGTACTTTCCGGTATCCGGCATAATTGGCAGTAGGTGTAACAAGGGGGCGGTATGATCACCTACATTGTGGAGAAGGTCCAGGTAAACAGGGTAGTCACAGTGCTCTACCGTTCCCGGTACTATGAGAACGCAGACGATGTGTATTGTGACGCCAAGCGTGAGCGGTACCTGGAACTAAAGCTTTTGCGGTATGACAAGGATAACGGGCGGGTACTGTTGAAATTTTCCAACCGAAGTGTGCGGTCTAGCAAGAACTTGATAAAGGAATGTAGTGATGAATGAACTTGATGTGGAGTTCCGCGTGCTTGATAGCCGGCTGGAAGGGCTGGAGAACACGGGCATGGTGTATGCCTCGGACGGGGCGGCGGGGCTAGACTTGCGGGCTACCATAGTACAACCCGTTGTCCTTGCGCCAGGGGCTACCCTGTTGTTTGGTACGGGGATTGCAGTCAATATCAAAAACGAAAACTACGCTGCCATCCTACTACCGCGTTCCGGGCTCGGGCATAAGCATGGGGTTGTGCTTGGCAATCTGGTAGGGCTCATCGACTCAGATTACCAAGGGGAGGTCAAGGTTTCACTATGGAACCGTGGCGACCGCGCTTATGAGGTGCAGCCGCTTGAGCGTATTGCACAGATGGTGATTATCCCGGTGGTGCGCGCCGCCTTCCGTCGTGTGTCAGACTTTGCCCCAACTGAGCGCGGGGATAACGGGTTTGGGAGCAGCGGAAAGCTATGAAAACTGAGCGCCTAACCATGAAACGGCTCTATCACGTTTTGGATACACGAGTCGGTACTGAGTTTGCCATTCGGGATATTCTGCCGTTTCTGGATGGGCACTCTCAGCGCATAGTTGCTTCCGCTATACAGCGGTTCAAGGATAGAGGTTTGTTGAAGGTGGCACGGCTAGTGAAGAACAAGCAGTCCCGCTATGCTATCTTCGCTAAGACAGACCTCTTTTTTTTGGGTCTAGCACACGCTGCACGGCCATCACAGGCGGGGGAGCCTGTACAGGAAGACTTGTGGTCATACCGACCTCTTGAGGATGCCTTCCGGCGACTGGTGCGCCTGCCAAAAAGACTCAGAAAAGTTCGTGGTGTGGTGGCACAGGTACGACGTAACCGAAGGGTGTTAGCCCGTATACGCTAGCCGTTTCAAATGTGGTGCCACTGTATTTGCATTACTGCCCTTTCTCTATAGGGGGCGAAATTACTGCTGGTCGTGTACTGCAGTAGCTGTGTGGTTCACTGGTATACGCTGGTGTACGTTGGTGTACTGGGCTTTGTGCGTACTGCTACTGCGTTTGTGCTAGGGGTAGTGGTTGCCTTACCATATAGGCGCGCGTCTTTTACATATTCATAGGCGGGCGCTGTAGAGGGCATAATGGGGTCGCAATACTTTTATAACGCATTCCGCATAGGAGAACTGCACATGAGGGTATATGAATGCTGTATCAGCCATCGCCGAAATGATCGCACTGTTTTTGCTTTTCTTGATCGTGGACGGGTTTATCAAGGCCGGCACGGGGTTTAGCCTGATCGAATGGGTGTTGGGGTGATCTTCGACAAAGAGATGTGGCCGATCCTTGCGGATCGTGGTGGTGCACGGAAGTACGCTGGGGTGTCTAATTTGTGCGCAATCCAGCCTGTTAAAGCTCTGCGTAGCGCCGGGGCAGCCCCCATACAAATCCCCGCTGAAATATTCACATTCCTTGAGGTATTCCTGAAAGTACCTCCAGACCACGCTGATTGGGTAAGCTTTTATCTTGATGAGTTAGTCGGGGGAGGACCGTGGGTTTTTGGGATCAACATCAGGGAGGCGTGCGACTCCGGTGTGCCCCGCTACTATGATTTGTGGGCGTACCCCACCCGTCCACGCTGGGCATGTAAGAATTGCACTTGAGTTCACTTCATAGGAGAGGCACATGCGCCCTGCTATTCGCGTTTTCACCAGGGACAAACCCTGCACCAAGAAAGATATCTGGATCGCATTTCGGAGGCGTACTGGTTTCGCCATTCTGCAGGTTGACAAAGCCCATGCTGAGATAGGCGTCAACGTCCCGCGTGTCATGGAACGGGAGGGGAGGCTAGTACGCCTGACGGTCAATGCGGTAGACTTTTACAAGCTCACTCTGGAGGGGCAGGAATGGCTTCTGCGCGGTATGGCAAACTATATCCGCAACCACCCCTCTGAGGAGGCTACAATTCCCTTTAGACGGGCGATCCGGTAAGCGGCGCTCGCTCTGCCAAACCGGCTTAATACTTTACGGAGAGAAGCCATGCTGCATGTCTATAACCTAGATGACCTGAAACAGTTTGGGATTAACGTGCTCACAGGGGAGGCGTGTGCATACGGCATGCGTATGCTCTGTGACTTAACGGAGGACGGTGTTGATCTGGTCTCCGCTTTTATGGGCGGCATCGACCGTGGAGCCACGGATGACCCTCCTGGATTCCCGTTCCCGAAGAACTGGAACTCCGGGGCCGTTGCTTCCGTGATGCTACCGAAACGCACGTTGTTTGATTCCTTGACGGTGTTTGCCATGTTTCGAGCGGGGTGCTCCCTTGTTGTGTTAGGGCCGGACGGCAGTGTCACCGGGGTATTCCCACATGAGCACCGTGCCTTAGAGATGTACGATGCTATCCGCTACGATCCTGATGCGTCTCGTGAGTACTCCTTCCACGCCAACTGGTCTTTGCGCACTCGCCAGCCTAGCGCTGACGGTCGCAATGAGCACGCTTTCACTGGGAGAACCGTATGACCCGACTCCCAGTGGAACACCAAGACCTGAAGGGGTTGCGCAATCAAGACCTGATTGCCAAGGTTGCCAAGGTGAATTTACACGCCACCATGCGTGTGTTGCTTGCCTTGGACCTGATCGCCGCTTTCCTGCAGACTACCCCGGAGGACGTACTGCGTGGGTTTAAGAAGGACGCAACTGACAGGGCCGGGGATGACGATATCGAAGTCTGTGATCGCGCCTTCGCCAAGTTGCTCGCGGCCACTCGTGATTCTGGTGTGGGCGACGCCGTGTTCCACATTCGGAAGATAGGCAGGTAATTATGCTACGGGTACGTCGTGCGCGGCCTCGCCGCCCTAGTGTTGTTGTCCGGGTTACCGCTGAGGTAGTTGACGGGGCGGTTGACCAAGCGGCACTGTTGGAATGGGTGCAAGAAGCGGTGGAGGTTTACCATTGGACGCGGGCGGGGCATGTTGGGGTACTGGCTGCCGCCAGAGTAAAGCGACCGGAGGTCTCCCTGTATGAAGAAGGGCAGGAAAAAGATCGTGATGGGTAAACAGAAAGTGGTTTACTCCATGTCGCCTTTGTTAGCCAGACGCGCTGCGGTAGCAAAAAAGAGGGCACCCGTCCCCGCTGGTCCACGTAGAATAAAACTTCGCCGCAAGCTTCGCCCGATATAAGTAAGCGGGCACGGCATGGTGGCTCATGTATAGTATTAATGCGGTACGGCAATTTTGCCAAATTCACTATGAAGGAGTGGCGTATGTCTTTTACCCCCAGCAAAGAAACTGTCGGCAAGAACGTGCAAGTTGAAGTTACCGACAAGGGCATTCTGACGATCACCGTCGATCTCAAGAAGGACAACGGTGTGTCCGCCTCTGGCAAGAGCAAGATCATCGCCAGTAGCGAGGGCAACGTGGTTCTCCCCGGTACTGGCGGTATCACAATCGGCTTCAACTGCTACAAGAAGATTTAGCGATAGCCGTTCACCGGCTGGCGGAGCGCCCCTGCGGGGGCCTCTGCCCTTACAGAGTATCGTGCGTTTTGTAAGGACAGAGGGGTTCTGGTTCGCTAGAATAACGTATGGGTTTCTAGGAGGCCGTATGCGAATTGATGAACTGAATGAGTTGAAGAAGGGCGACGTGCTTTGGTCGAACCTTGGCCTGGGCACCGCCACCGTGACTACAGGACGGCATATCGTTGGTCGCCGTGGAGGTACCGAGGTTGAAGTGCGCCGCCAGTTCGGTGACAAGGGTAAGTTCCGCTTGTCGTTTGTATCCGTCGATCTGTGGCGGAGAACCGAAGAACCCGAGGTGACGGAGAACCCGCACATCGTGAAGAGGGTGCGGCGGCAACGGGGGAGGATAGTATGACCCTGTGTTACCTACAGTTCAATTCAGGCACCCCTGACCCGGATGGGTACGCTTGCCCGTCATTCCGTGTTGCCAAGGAGGAATTCCGGGATGCTGCCTCCACGCTATATCAGTTTGGCCAAAAGCTGGAGGCGTATGTGTATCTGCACACGGATGCACCGGGCGACTATCCGGACTACATCCTGTCATACACAAAGCGCGGTATCAGAGTGGAGAGGGCATAGCTGTACGCGGTATAGTAGGTACATGGTCATTCCACACAGGAGAACCGACATGACTGTAGCAAAAAATGAATACCGTGCCGTTTACATGGTTGATACGCGCGACGCAGAGCGTACTGTAGCCTCGGAGGTAGAAGATCAGGTTGTGCGGGAAGCGCTGTCTATCATTGAGCGCCGTATGCGGCGCGCGAGTACTGATGCCTTTACTTCCCCCACTGAGGTACGCGCGTACTGCCGTCTGCGGCTTGCTCAGCTTGCGCACGAAGTGTTCATGGTCTTGTTCTTGGATGCACAGAATCGTCTTATCGCTGCCGAGGAAATGTTCCGTGGTACGTTGACACAAACTGCTGTGTACACGCGCGAGGTGGTAAAGGCCGCGTTGCAGCACAATGCGGCGTCAGTGATCTTTTGCCATAACCATCCTTCCGGGGCTACTGAGCCTAGTCAGGCCGACCGCTGGCTCACCGATCAGTTGCGTACTGCCTTGAGTATGGTCGATGTCAAGACACTTGACCATATCATTGTGGGCGCGGGTAATGCCGCCCTATCATTTGCCGAGCGAGGACTGCTATGAGCCAGCGTATTCATGGCATCGCCATTCCCCCGGTAGTAACCAAGTACGGTGCTCCGATGGGCAGGGCCGAGTGGGGGCGTCCGGAGGATTGCCCAGCCAGGGGAGTACACCTTTTCCACGTCCCCCTGGATTCGGGGGGGTATGACCGTGGAGGAGCGTATTGGGGTCACGGGCAACGGCTGTACTGCGCCTATGGCCATGAACCGCAACAAGCAGGTGGCGTAGCCATACGCACCGTGAGAGAGATTTTACCTGTTGGGCGGGCGAAAGATACAGAAGTATGGACGGTGGAGCAGGATGATGGCTCCCATTGTTGTTGCGAGGATATCTTTGTGAAGCCAGACGGCTCTATCTGGTCATGCGGATGCAGACACACGCAGATCGGTGATCTGTTTGGTAACCACGGGCTAGATGGTTTTGATCGTGAATACGCACACTATGGTGGAAGGGCACCTTCCGCGTTGGAAGATGAGCAAACTGTGGAGGAGGTGGTGCCACTGTCTTTACATAACTAGCTGTTGAAAACCATTCATTTAGGTACGCGCTGCTGCCGTGCATTAAACCATGAAAACTTTTTGTGTTTTTTGTTTGTGCTCGTTTACGAGAATTTCTGAGATTTTTGCACTCAAGTTCACTCTGGTTCGATAATATAGTCGTATCACATACAGGAAAGCTAGCGGAAAGGGGTAACTGATGCGCCTATTACAGGGTTTGAACTGGTAGAAAGGCCCGCCAAAAACTACCCCTCGCCGTAGACGTGCGGTAGAGGTAAGCCTGCGGCGCTCCCGCCCCGGTACCTGACGAGGTTATTATATGTTTGAGCCCACTAGCGAACGAAAGGCGCTACGTGAATCTTCTCAAAGTCGGCGAACGCTGTACAGACACAAAAGTCCGAAAGGAATGAGTGGCTAAACTGTGTGCCAACGCCGAGCCAAGCTTAGGTAATAACGAGTACCTAAAGGGTAATGTGAGAAAAATCCTTGCAATAGGTACGGTCGATAATACAACGGCAGACGTGCCGGCTCTAATTGCATGCCTACTCAGGTCACATAGAGCGTACTAGGAAGGTGTAGAGACTGTACGGGAAGCACCTAAGCCCCCCTGAGGTAACAGGGGTAACAGGCGAAAGCCTTATTGGCCGTGGCTAGTATAGAGCATGGGGTAATGGTGAAGACACAGTCCAGACCACAAACAATTCTTAACAGTACAGGTAGTGCTGTGCATAAAGGGTGAGAGTCCCAGAATTGGTAGTGAAAACTATAGTGGTACGTTTGGTTGAACGACTCTGGTTAGGTACACTATACATGTCGCCCATTCACATAGGAGGGAATCATGGCCAAACTGATTGCTCATGGTACGGAACTGTTCCGGTACTTCAACCCCGCTACGGGTCGCCTGTTCGCCGTTATGTCAGACGGCGTTCGCCTGTACAGAACGGCCTACTCGGGGTGGAAGGTATTCGCGCGTAAGAAGCCCGGCGCCCTGATGGGTAACTGGGTCGCCGCTATGGAAGCGAAGCGCGCGCAAGTCCCTGAATGGGCGCAGCGTACTACCAGCCTCCCCTCTTCTGCGACACTTCAAAAGTGGGAAATGGACGGGATTTGCAAGACGCCTACGGGGCATACTGTTGAGCCTGACGGCACGGGGCCGGATGGTGTTCCGAGTTGGCTCCGCGTGCTTCGGCTAATCTAACCCTACCGATTAACAAGGAGCGCACACATGCTGCAGCTAGACGAAAGAGATACGGCCATTCTTGCGGCCCGGCAAGCCCTGTGGGATGAGGTTCCTGGACCTCGGGTCGGGGATAGGGTAGTTCTGCCGAGCGGGGAGATTCGCCGGATCGCCCATTTGTGGGCGGAGGATTTCCAGCCCACAAATGGCCCCGGTGAGGGCATGTCCTTTTACATGTTCGGTACTGGCATGTCCTACTCCGGTGAGCTGGCTAGGGCTATTCCACTAAGCGCGCTGTCGCAGGTGGATACCGTAGCCGAAGCGTCGGTGTGGTTTTTCCACCACCACGATGTGAAGGCCCATAATGGGGTCATGGCGCTTGCCAAAGTTCGTACCTTTCGT